GTCCGGTGTATCCTACACGGTGTGCGTTGAATGAGGTATCGGCCATTCGTAATCGTACCACACTGCAATTAAAAGTTGATGAAACTGCATGGGACGACATGTTAAAGTTTTATCAAAACAATCCAATTGATTGGCAACACCTAACAATACCAACAATCGAACAATTTGCTAGCCGTTATAGCGAGGCTGAAGCGAAGAGGCTTATGGAAGCATATATTTCACTTAAATCAAAACCATTGTCTAAAGAAGATGCAAAATGTGATTCTTTTGTGAAATACGAGGCAACAATTTTTATGGATGGCGCTATGCCAGAGTACGCCCCACGGTTAATACAGGGGCGGACCCCAAGATACAAAGTAACTCTTGGGCCATCAATTATTGCTTTGAACCATGCCTTAAAGAGAGCGTGGCAATATGATGAAAAATTTGATATCAATGTTGTTTACACTTCTGGCCTAAATCAAGACGCACTTGGTGAGGCTTTTCGCTCTTCCTTAGCTAGATATAAAGATTGTGTGTTCATAGAAAATGATTTTGAGAGATTCGATGGGACCATCGGGGAACGAGCGGTTGATTTTGAAATTGCCGCCTATCAAGAGCCGTTGAAGTTTAAGCGTGCAGCCCTTAAAGCTTTAGCCTACCAACGGTCGACCGTTGGCTATACGAAATATAATGTTAAGTATATAACGTATGGCAGACGTAAATCAGGTGATATGAATACCAGTTGTGGTAATACGATTATTAATGCTTATAGTCATATGTGTTGGCTTGATATGCAAGGCGTCAAGTCTTACACCATGTTTGTTTTGGGCGATGACAATTTGATATTGTTATCGAAAGAAGAGTATGCTAAGGTGAAGTTAGATATTGGACAGAAGTTCTTTAAGAAATTGGGATTTCGTCCTAAGTTAAACGTCAAGTTTGATTGGTGGGAGGCTACTTTTTGTAGTGGCTGGTTTTACCCGGTTGAAAGAGGTGAGTTTGTCAATTTGTATGACAACTCTACTTTCTCTTGGGGGCCTAAGCCGGCAAAAACTATATTAAAGATGTTGTTTTGCCACCATGTCCAATTAACCAAAGATCAGAAATTCTTGTGGATTTTGGAAGTCGCGCGAGGGTATATTAATTCTTACCCCTACGTACGTATGTTGCGCGAATTTTGTGAAAGGGTCGTGGAAGTAGTTGCGCCACTTGTGGCATCTGGCGTACAGTACGCGGGCCCTTTAGTTTATATTCCCCCTGTTAGCTCAAATAAGATTAAATCAGCATCGGATTCATTGGTTTGGACAAACTATGGAATTGATGATACTGCTTATTGGGCCATTCTGGATTCGTTCAGGCAGATGAGATACAATGATACAATGTGCTTGGAGTTTAACGAGCTGTTGATCAATGACGCCAAGAAAACCGTGGTCGAAGAGGACACGGTTGTGGCTTAGGCGTCTTTTTGCGGGATGCCACTTCAATTGAAGTAAATAGGGTTATTAGTAGCCCCCCGCGATAGGAACGATGCTGAATTTTAAGTACCACGGCAATTACTGTGGCCCAGGTTACACTGGAGGGAAGTTCACGCAACAAGGAGATTACAACATTGCCCCTGTCGATAAGTTAGACGATGCTTGTCGTACACATGATATGAACTATGAGTTCGGTGATGAAGACCTTGCTGACCACCAACTTATTAATTCTACTAAGTTAGGTCTCAACAAGGAGGGGCTTCTCAATTTAGGATTTAGGATAAAGGACATTCTTTATAATCCAATGGTTAAAACAAAGAAAAATCGTCAAGCTACTCTTTCAGCTTCGGCTGGGATGGGCAAGCAAAGTTCCGTGGCATTTCGAGCTGGAAAGCAAGTGCGTCAACAGATGCAGGCGCGACCAGTTGTGCAACAGGCAATAGTAACCGCCAATCCTGCGATTGGTAAACATACTAACAGATTCACTAAAGGCAATAGGTCATTTATTGAGTTTCATGAGTATTTAGGTGAAGTGGCTGGCAGCACGTCGTTTGCCACGACGGCTTATCCCATTAATCCGGGACAAGCCAAGACCTTTCCTTGGCTATCCAGTCAGGCAAAGCAGTGGGAAAAGTGGGGTGTCGAATCGCTTTACTTTGAGTATAGACCCGAAGTTTCGGCGTTTAATGCTCAAGGTTCAGCTGGCAAAGTTATGCTTAGTTGCAATTACGATGCTGCCGATAGCCCACCGATTACCAAACAGCAAGTTGAAGACACTGCTCCACATGCTGATGCAATGCCTTATGAAGATTTG